CGCCGACCCGCCGGCCACGTCGACCCGCCGGCCACGCCGACCCGCCGGCCAGGTCGACCCGCCGGCCAGCCAGCCAGCCAGCCACGTCGACCCGCCGGCCAGCCGGTCGAGGGGTCGAAAACGCCTCCGAGGTAGAGACCCCGCCGCCGCGCGCCGGCCGCGCCCGCCCGGCGGGCCCACCGAGCGACCGACCCCCCGACCCACCACGGCCGACCAGCACGACCGGGCGGTCCGGTCCCGGACACCCCCCGACCGGAGCTCGAGTTACGGCCGCCAGTCCCCGCACGGCCCCCCGACCCCACGTCCAAGGGACCAGATCGGAGGTAGGACCCCCGAAAAATCGCCCGCTTTGCCTACCGTTCTGCGTAGCTGGTCGACCTCGAGTACGAGCGGTTCCTGGTCGTTGGGGTCTATCGACGAGCTTCGCTCGACGGAGCTTTCGGTCTTCTCGCCTCGTGCCACGCTTCGCGGGCCCTCGGCTCGTAGGAGCGCCGCTCGCTGGCCCTGCGTGCTGCCCGACTGTCGGGCCGTCGCGCACACGCGCAAGGGCACAGCGGGCCTCCTGCGCAGCGAGGGCGCTACCTCTCGGCCCGTCGTCCTCTCCACCGCCTCGATCTCTGGGGGTAGGGGGGTAGAGGTAGCGCCAGCGACATACGTATCCCCCGCCGTCAGACCTGCGGATCTCGCAGACCGACTACTCGACCGATCCGCCTACCGATCGGCCTGCTCTCGAAGGCCTCGAGCAGTCGCTCGACCGGGGCCCCCTTCGGGCGTCGGGTCGGCCTGCCGGCGTTCCTGGAGCTCGAGCAGGGCCTTGAGGAGGCCCGGACCGACGTCGGAGTCGAACGTCCACCCCGACCCGGGGCTCGAGACGATGTTTCGGACGACGATCAGTAGGTCGTCGAGGTCTGCCGAGCTCACCAGACGTCCTCTAGCCGGTCGTGGAGGACGGGCCGGCCGCCGGCTCGAACGATGAAGAGCGGCCGCTGGCCGGGGGTATCGACCAGGCGGTCGTAGACGTAGCCGCCCTTGTGGAGGCGCAGGACGCCGGCGGGAACGCGGTCGACCTGGCCGTCGTACGGGCCGCCGAGCAGCTCGACGTCGTAGGCCTCGAGGTTCGGAAGGAAGGGCTGGTCAGGCATCGGAGTCGTCGGGAAGGGGGCCTGGGGCTTCGTGGCAGGCGCGCTGAGCCCGCTCGGCCTTCGAGAGGAGGTCGTAGCCGGTCTGGAGGGCCGCGTAGATCCTGGGATGCGTCAGGGAGTCCTGGGGCCGACCAGCCTTGGCGGCCGATCGGAGCTGGCGTTCGTACCGGCCGAGAACGGACGCCGTGTCCGCTAGAAGCCGGCGATCGGCGATCGAGACGTAGGTCTGGTCGGCGTGGCCGAGGCATCGAGCGCGCACGAACGACAGGTGGTCGAGAAGGTTGGTCGAGTCGATCATCGGAGCTCGTCGGGCCAGTGGTCGCTTGGGATGCCGTGGCGCTCGTAGGCCCGCCGACGAGCTCGGAGGCTGATCTCCTCGAGCTCCTGGTGGAGCGCCTGGAGCTCGGACCGTCGGTGGTCGAGCCCCCGAACGGTGTCGGCGAGGTCGATCTCCGCTTGAAGGTAGTCCGCTCGCTGCAACAGCTCCGGGATCGCCTTGTTCATGTCGGGCGTCAGGAGCCCGTTGTTGAAGTCCCCGTACCGACGGATCCGGTCGAGCTCGACACGGACAGACCGGAGCTCGGCGAACAACGTGTGGCGACGCTCGTCCTTGCGGACCTTCTCGTCCCGAATAGCGATGAGCCTGTGGCCGATGTCCGCGACGCGCTGCTGCTCGTCGGGCGTCAGGTCGATCTCGAGCTTGCTCGGGACGTCGGGGTCGGCCTGCTCGCTCACGCCTCGTCGCTCGACTGCTCGGCGACCGCGTCAGCCATCAGCTTGTCTCGGTAGGCCTGGATCTCCGCGACGGCCTTCTGGACGAAGGCCTGGAACTCGTCCGTCGTCGAGCACTGGCAGACCTGGCCGATCGCCGCGTGCGCTCCGGCGTAGAAGGTCGACCGGACGGTCTGCGAAGAGCCGGCGTCGAGGTCCGCGAAGATGGTCTGCTCGAACGGGGCGAAGAGGTCGGCGATCGGGGTCTCGGACATCACTCGTCTCCTTGGACGACGGCGTAGCGGAAGGGGGCCCAGGCGTGCACGGCCGCCTCGTCGAGCAAGGCGAGGTAGACGTCCTGGGACGACGGGGTCAGACGACGACGGGGGACCTCAGCGATCCATCCGGCGGCGTCGTGGTTCCAGCGGGCAGTGACGACACGACGGTCGCCGGCCTCCGACTCGACGACGAGCAACACGAAGCGCTCCTCGATCCGGTACTCGCTCGGCATCGCGCCGTAGGGCTCGAAGGCGAACGGGACAGGGCTGGACTGCATGGCATTCAGCGGTAGGTGGTGGAGTCCTGGTCGTTAGAGCCGCTCCACCGGGCGACCCGGAGACGACTACCCGTGCGCGTCAGCCCTAGACGCTACGTGTCCGCACCCACGACCAGGGCAGATGGGATCGGACCGCTCAACACGCGACACGATGCTCTATCGCTCGTCTTCCGACGAGCTGGTCCACAGCAAACCGACGACGACGGCCGGCAAGGCGTAGACCATGAACTCGATGAACAAGGCCATCAGTTGTCGGCCGGCGGGCCTTCGGCCGGCGGGGACCCAGCGGCCACGGCCTCGTGGTAGTCCGCGCAGAGGACTTCGTAGAACTTGAACACGGCCTCGAGGACCCACTCCGGACCTTGCACCGCGAGAACGGCCGTCCCGTAGCCCTCCTCCTCGGAGTAGTCCACTCCCAGACCTGCGGGGATGAGCTGAACACCCTCGGCCGCCGCCTGCGGGAAGAGAGCTCGGGCGAGCAACTCGCCGACCTGCATGTCGAGCAAGCTGCCCGACATGTCCTCGTACCGCGTCTTCATCGACATCGTCGTCCCTCGAACATCCACTCGACCCACGATCGAGGCGTGCTGACTCCAGTCGTCGCCGACCGGGACACGTCAACACGCTCCCACTCGACCGCATGGTGCGGGTGGACCTTCACGACACGACGACGCTGCCCGGCCAGGTTCGTGTAGACCCGCCCGGAACGGACCAACTTCCGCCAGCCGGCGGCGAAGTCCGAGAACGTCTGCTCGCGTCGCATGACCCGAGCCTAGCAGATCATCCGCGAATGATCTACCCGTCTACCGAACTTCCGACGTGTCCGGCAGGAACATCCACCGGTCCGGATCGTGCGCAGCGCCCTCTTCGCCAAGCTCCTGGTGCATCCGCCGGAGCTCGCGGTTCGACAGGTCGATCCATCGCTGCATGTCGGACTCGAACCAGATCTCGTCCTCCCAGGTCTCCAGAAGCAGACGGACCTCCGTCACGTCTGCCTGCACGGCGTCCTGACCTAGGCTGATCTTGGTAGCCCACACGGTCCCCCCGACGAGCGCGCCAGCAGCGGCGATCACGAGCGACAGCTCGATCACCGAAGTCTGCCGGATCGTGCTCTCGAGGTCTTCCCGACTGGCGGTCACGGCCCGTCAGCTCGACAGGTCGGTCTCGAGCTTCGCGTACAACGCGTCGAGCGCGTCGAACACTCCGAGCACGCTCGCCGGCGCACCCGCTCGAGCGGCCTTGGCCTTCGACCGGGACAGCACTTGGCGCTCGGCCTGCACGGCCGACTCCAGAGCCTCATCGGTCAGCGGTACCTGGATCGGAGTCGTCGAGACGGGATAGCGGGACATGGCTCCTCCTTCGGTCGGTCGAACGGTCGAACGGTCAGTAGATCGTACGACCAGACTACCAGTCGATCGAACAGATCCAGAGTCGACCTAGATCAAGATGATGTCGAGCATCATCGACTCCATGCTGTCCCGTCGATCGACTCGACCCCGGCCGAAGACCTGGGGGTCCTTCTGCCTACTCGTCGACCGGTCGAAGCCTCTGACCAGCTAGACCGAAGGCCGACCGACCGTAGGTCCTCCCAGGGTACAGAGGGTCGTCAAGAACAATCCAGCAGAAACCTCGATTCCTGCTACATCGGCCCCGAGTAGAACGGTCCGCGCCGTCGACGTCCCCTTCCGGGGACCCCCTGGCCCCGGTTCCAGTGGCGTTCGACCCGACCCACCGTCGTCTGCCGCTTCTCGATCCCCAACCCCAGCCGGCACCGCCGCTGCCACTCTAGGAACTCGTCCCGCTCCGCCTCCGGGCCGCCGACGTCCGGTAGGACATGCCGCTCGAGAGCCTTCACGCCCAGCGCCAAGGCCTCCAGACGGTCGTCGTGGACCAGGCCACCCGTCCGGTCGACCCGGGTCAGCCGAGAGAACTGGTAGGCCATGCGGTAGGCCATCCGCTTGTCCTCCTGGACGCCCATCGGGACTCGGCGGAAGTCCCTCCGAATCGCCTCGGCGTGCCAGATCATCCGGTGCGACCGAACCAGCGGCACCAGGGCCTCGAGGATCCGGTTGACCTTCTGCCCCCGGGCCTTCTCCCCGTCGACCCGGATCGGCTTCGTCACGTGCTTCCGCAGGGCACCCTCGAGCAGCGTCCCGTAGATCCCGTCCCCGAAGTTGTCCTCGACGATCACCCGGTCGACCGAGAAGTCCTCGGCCCGCTCCGACAACGCCCGAAGCGTCTCCGGGCCCTGCCCGTCGATGAATCCCCCCGTGTCGAGCAGGTGCACGTACCCGTTCAGCACGCCCAGCACGACGTACCCCGTCTCGTCCCTGCCCGAACCGCTCGGGTCGACCGCCATCACGATCTCGTCGTACGGCACGACCTCCCCCGCTACGTGCATCGGACGGTGGTAGCGGTCCTTGTGGAGCCCGACGCACGGGACCTCCTCGTCCCACCACAAGTCCGGATCGCCCGCCCAGACGTACCGCTCGTTCGCGTGCGTCGGAGACCCCTCGATCACCACGAGGTCCCGCAGTCGCAGCGGACGCAGGTCCTCGTCGAGCATCCGACTGTCCAGAAGGTACTGCTGCTTGAAGTACCCCGGGTCCGTCGTCGCCTCGATCTCCGCGACCATGTGGTCCGGGAACCGGTCCGGATCGACCGCTCGACCCTCGAGCGTCGGGTCCGCAGCCAACTCCGCTCGGATCACAGGGTTCAGCCGGTCGCCGTAGTATTCGAGGAGCTGCGGGTCCGGATACCGGATGGGAAGCAGGGTCATCTTCCCGCCCCGCTCCTGCACGATCCGGTCGTACATCGTCTCCTCGGCCTGTGGCGTGCCCAGGATCAGCTTCTTCCGCATCCCTTCCGGTCGGAGCAGGGCGTTCAGCTCGCCGTACCGGCGCCACAGCCGCTCCCGCATGTGGACCGTCTCGGCAGTATTCGGGACCTCGATGTCGTCAGGGACGATCAGGTCCGCACGACCCCCGACGACCGTGCCCATGATCGAGGCGATGCGGAGCGACTTCGACTGGTCGACCGGCGCACCAGCCACGTCGAAGCCCTCGACCCGGTCACGACGGCCCCGAGACGGACGCAGGTGGTTCAGCACAGGCACCTGGTCGAGCAGCTGGCGAACGAAGAAGGCCAGCTCGGCCGCCTTCGTCTCCGTACCCGACAGGACCAGCACCTTCTGCCGCACGTCCCACAACCACACCCAGCAGATCGTCAGGCCCAGGTCGGCCGACTTGCCGAGTCCACGCCAGCCTTCGACGACCATGTCGATTCCGCCGGCCGGGTCCGTCAACTGCCGCTGGATGTCGTCCGCAAGCAGCAGCTGCCCCCGGCTCGGAGGGTCCCAGCCGATCGCCGGCCAGGCGACCTGCATCAGGTTCCGGAGGTCCAGGAACTCCTCGGGCGGCTCGACGAGCCGCAGCCCATCGCGCGGGTCCCAGACCTTCCGCTCCATCAGGGGCGCTCCTGGGCGGACTGGGGAGCCCGCTTACGGCCCTTCCGGTCCATCGCCCCCATCCGGTCGTGGAGACGCTTGAGCTGCGCCTCGAGCTCCACAACTCGCTTCTCGAGCTCGTCGATACGGTTCCGGTTGACCTGGATGTTGTGACGGTCGATCACTCGTGTCCCTCCGTCGGGCGTTGCGACAGGTGCGTCGGCTCGAATCGCTGGCGAAGCTGGCCCTCGATCTTCAAGCGAACCGAACGCCTCCGATCTTCGATCGGGATGTTCTGCTCCTGATACCGGCGGATCACCGCCAGCACGTCTCGCTCGAGCCGGATCCCTGCGGACCCAAGCTCGAGGTGTTCGTCGACCCAAGCCTCGACCGCCTCGTGGAGCTGGTCGAACGCCTCGAGCCGAGGGTCGTTGGGCGGCGGCTCCGGCATGTTCGCCAGGTACCGCCGCCCCTCCTCCACGACCGCCGAGCGGGGCCAGTCTCCGTTCTCGTCACGCTGGACCGCATGGGCCAGCGTCTCGAGGAGCTGGTCGTTCCTCCGTCGGCGGTCGCTCATCACGGACCGGCGAGCGCCGGGACTTCCGAGTGGCCGCGCAGAGCGACCGTCACGCGCGGCTCACGGCGCTCCGTCGTGCGGACCAGACCCGAGACGCGGAACTGCTCCTCGAAGAACGACAGGGCGTCCTCGACCGTCGCCTTCAGGGTGTTGTTCCTGCGCGTCACGAGCTTCTTGTTCTCGTCGGTCAGGTTGTTGTAGGCCGCGTCGCGCATGTTCAGCTCGCACCGGCCCTTGATGCCGGTCCGCTGGTACATCCGCTCGAACAGGTCCTTGAGCAGCAGGGCGTGCCAGACCGGGTGCGACGAGTCGAACAGGTGGTTGTCCTCGCCCGGACCGCCCGTCTCGATCACCGGGAACTCCACGCCGTCGCCGAACCAGACGCGCTTCGCGTTGGCCTCCGCCGGCGTGATGTTCTCCGTTCCGCTCGACAGGTAGATCGGTAGAGCCAGCGCGCGCCGCTTCCCGAACTCGTAGTTGGTTGCCGCGAGGTCGAGGTAGTCGAGCAGGCCGAGCGTCTGGTCCGAGGCCGCCTGGATGAAGTAGATCGGCGAGCAGGCGATCCGCTCGGCGAAGGCCGCCGCTGCGATCGACGCGTTCACCGCGCCCGTGCCGGACGCCAGGTTGCCCACGGGGTTCGCCAGGTCGCCCGCGATCGTGTAGCCCTCGAAGAACGGCAGGTTCATCGCGTCGTCGTAGGCCACCCAGTAGGAGACGACGTTGTGGAAGAACACGCCGTTCGGACGGCTCGACTCGTGGAGCATCGGGTCCTCCGACGTCAGGTCGCGCCGATCGAACATGAAGGCCGACGCCATCGCCGCCAGGCCTCCGCCACTCGGGCCCGCCACGACGATTTGGTCGCCGTTCAGCCCGTAGTCCGGGGCGAAATGGTGCCGGATCGCCTGGATGGCGAACTGGAGGTCGCGCACCGCCTTGTGGTTGTTGGTCTGCGCTCCCGTGATGTTGGCGAACCTCGGGTCGTACTCGGCACGCCAGACCCCGATGTCGTTCGACCCAAGGCCCGTGGTGTTCGTGCCGGTCAGGCCGACACGCACGACCGCCCAGCCGGCGCGGATCGCAGCGTGCCGCATCCACTGCGTGCCGTTCTCGTTCCCGGCCACGGCGGCCAGCGGCGAGTCGTTGTCGAAGTCCCCTCCGGCCGCCGGGAACTGCTGGCCGCCCTGGTTCTGGCTGAACAACCAGACCGGCCAGCCGCCCTTGGGCGGCAGACCCGGCGGCAGGTCGATCGCCACCTCGAAGTAGTCCCGCGTGGCCTGCGTGCCCGGGTGGTAGTAGCCCCCGTCGGAGCCGGTGCCTTCCGGCAGGTAGATCCGGCGGGTGAAGCTCTCGGCCGCCTGCGGAGCGAGGCTCGAGATGCGGACCCGCACGAACTCCGTCGGGCGGATCTCCGAACCAGCCGACAGGGCCGGGTCGCCGTTGCCGCCCATCTCGTAGTAGGTCGCCCCGGCCGGGAACTGCACGCCAGCCGACGACGTCCGGACCGGGATCCCGAGGTTCGACCACGGGCCGGACGGGTGCGCCGAGCCCTGGAGCTGGATGTTCCACTCGGTCGGAGCCTGGTGGAGCCAGATCGGCATCGAGAGGTACCGCACGGCCGACGTGTCGACCTTGACGACCTCGGAGAAGTCGGGACGGTGGATCGCCGCACCCTGGTTCTTCGTGAAGTTGCGGAACAGGTAGACGGAACTGTTGTCCGACAGGGTTCTCATCGCAGGAGCTCCTGGAGTGTGCCGCGCCGCAGGGCGGCCCGACGGTCGCGTTGTTGACGGTCGAGTGCTTCGAGCTCCGGCGCTTCGCGCATCAGTTGGTCGAAGGCTCGTTGCCGGTAGCGCGAGATGATCCCCCGAAGCTGCCGGACCCGGGGCGACTCCCCGAGCTCCGCCGGCACTTCGTAGGGGATGCGCTGGTACCGCGCCGAGTCGATCTCGGCCCGGAGAGCTTCCTCGAGCGTGCGTCCGCCGATCCGAACTTCGCCGTGGAGGATCATCCACCGCTCGTAGGCGTTCACCCCGTTCACCCGGTAGTCCCGCAAGTCGTAGCCCGTACGGATCGGCTTCGGGGGCGAGAAGCCGTGGTTCAGGCGCTCGAACTCCTGGAAGATCCGGTTGTCGGAGACGGTCGAGTACGTGACCGGGCTGAACAGGCCGAGAATGTTCGACTGCTCCGAGCCGAGCGAGCGGAGGCGGTAGACGGGCTCGCCGAGCACGTTGCGCTGCGTCGGCAGTTCGGTCGACAGGCCCGGGACCCGGGACCGCATCGAGTCCCACATCGTCCGGACTTCACGCATGACCGGGTCGCCATCGAACGCCGGCTCGAGGCCGGGACCGACCGCCTGCCCCATCAGGTTCGGAACAATCGAACCCGCGTATCGGCGCATCACGCCCGGCAGGCTGACCTGGGGATCGTCGATCGCGCCCACCAGGTTCGAGATGCCCTGCATGTACGATCGGTTGGTCAACTGGTTCACCAGGGCGATGTGGAAACCCATGACCGCGTCGAGGTACGTCGCCGTGTCGAACGACACGTCGTCCGAGTAGCGCACGAACTCCATCGCGTCGGCCATCACCGCGAACGGCAAGCTGATCTGCTCGAGTCGGATGAAGCTGACGTACCGCTCGCCCGGTTTCGGGTTGTACGGGTCCTCGCCCTGGAAGAACGAGTAGGGCTGCCACCCGATCGCCTGCATCGCCTGCCGGAGCTCGGGGTCCGCCGGACCTCGGCCGGTGATCCGGCCCTCGGCGGCGTAGCTGAATCCCATGTACGTCACCATCGCACCGAGCGCGAGCTGGCCGGCGACGTCCGCCTGCTCTCGAGGGTCGCCCGTAGCGAGCTTCTGCACGAGCCTCGAGCGGCTGCGCGCGAGCTCCGGCATGAGGCTCGGGTCGAGCTTCATGCGGGCGTACTGCGCCGCCACGTAGGCCGCGTTCAGGGGCGTACGGCCCATCCCGAAGGAGAGTAGGTTGATCGGCGTCCGGACGAACGGGAGGAAGGCGCGCAGGAGCGGGTGCTTGATAACGGCCTGTTGGACCGTCGCGCTGAAAGAGTCCGGGTGGAGGTCCTGCGTGAACGTCCGCTCACGCGCCTCCTGGAGAGCCCGGTCGTGGACTCGACCCAGGAGCTGCATCTCCGGCTTCTTCTCCTCGAGCCACTGCTCGACGAACTTGTCGACCTCGGCCGGCTCCTCGAGACCCGCCGCTCGAGCGGCGTTCATCGCGTCGAACTCGTACTGCTCTCGACGGAAGGCCTCGCCCTCCCGGACCATCTTGGTCATCTGCTCGTCGATCCAGCTGACCCGTTGGGCCGCCGGAATGTTGAGCGTCTTCGCCTCGCGCAGAAGCGCCGTCCGAGCGACCGCCCGGTAGCTGATCTGCTTGAAGAACTCGTCGGTCCCTTGGAGGGCACGTCCCGGGATGCGCACGATGCCTCCGAGGCGGTCCATGCCAGCGCCGAGCATCGACGTCAGACGGTCGTTTCGACCGTCCATTCCTAGCATCTGGAGAGCCGCACGTCCTGAAATAGCGACCCGCGTGTCGACCGTGTCGAACACGCGGTTCTCGATGTCGAGGAAGTTGCGCTCGTCCTTGAAGGCCTTGCGGGCGTACTGGAACGCCTCGCGGAGGTCCATGCGGAGCGCGGCGAGCTCGGCAAGCGCGTCCTGCGCCACGTCGAAGCCCTGGCCCGACAAGCCTCGCATCGCACCGCCGAACAGAATCTCCGCCGGCCGCCAGACCGCCGTGATGGCGTTCGACGTCAGGTTGACCGTGAACGTCTTGAGGCCCGAGAGGATGCTGTTCATCCAATACTCGAGGGCCATCGAGCCCATGTGCTGCAATCGACCTACGCGCAGCACTTCGCCGACCGCACCCGAGCCGCCGGCATCGAGCGCCGCCTTCACCCGACGGGCCTGCTCGATCACCGCGTCCTTCCCTCCGGCCTCGGACAAGAGCTTCCGGACCATCAGCTCCCGAGACCGGCCGGTGGCCGTCCGGACCTTCCCGTCGAAGGCCTTGAGGGCCCGGCCGAACTCTGCCCGGCCGCCGAGGAACATCTCGACCAGGTCCGCGTGGGCATCCATCTGAGCCGCCAGGCGGAGCGCGTCCTCGTCCGAGAGCTGCGTGAGCGGCCGCCCGTCCAGGAAGGGCTGGAACTGCCTGAGCGTCACGCCGAGCTCCTGGGCGCTGTTGTAGACGACCACGCGGACCGCCTGCGTCAGGTCCGACAGGGCACGCACAGACGTCCCCAGGTCCCCGCTCTTGCTGGCCTCCCGGACCATGCGCTGCACGGTCGCCATGATCGTTGCCCCGTCCGCCTCGTTCCCGGTCAGGATCCTCGAAAGTTGGACGGACCCGCGAGCCCGGATCTCCTCCATCGAGAGGCGGCTGAACGCGTCCGTCTCCTCGGCCCAGGAGTCCCGGTACTTCTCGGCCACGGAGGCCAGGTAGCGAGCGGCCGGCATCTGCCGGCGGTGGAGCACGTCGAGGCGCAGGTCCTTCCGGTGGGCGGCCCACTTCTCGAGCCCGGCCTCGCTGAGGTCCCGGGGGTTGTACCGGGGCATCTTGGCCTTCGATCGGTCGAAGGTGTCCCGGACCGTCCGCTCGACCTCGTCCCGAGCGCGCGCGACCTCTTCGGGTCCGTTCCGGAACGCCGGCGGCGGCTCGTCCTCGAAGAAGTCCCGGTAGACCTCTCGGCCAGCGACTCGACGGGTCGCGTCGGCCACGTCGTCCGATAGCTGCGCCAGGCTGCCCCGGAACGACCGGGCCGCCCGAGCGTTCGTGCCAGCGGCCATCTCGGCCAGGCGCTCGAGCTCCCGCTTGACCGACGCTCGCACCGGCTCCTTCCCAAGGGCCCGCTGGATCGAGCCCAGGAACGTCTGCCACAGTTCGCGGACGATTCGGCGAACCTCCTTGAGGAGCGGACCGCGCGGCGCGGACTGCTTGGCCCGGTTGAGCGACCACGAGGCGAAGAACTCGGCGGCGAACTCGGCCGGGCTCGACTTCGCGTAGTTGTGGCCGTGCTCGGTCTTCGCCCCGATCACTTCGCGGAGGAACTGGTCGAGCTCGCCCGACGTCTCGAGCCGACTCATGAGGCCGTCGATCTGCTTGAGCATGGCGGGATCCGCCATCGACAGGGTCAGGTGCCCGACCTCGTGCAAGTAGACCCACGCGGCCTTGTTCGCGGGCGTGCCGGCGGCGCTCGGGAAGATGTCCCGGGTCATGCGGATCAGGCGCTCGGGGCCCGCACCCGACTCTTGGACCGACAGTTTCAGCTCGGCCTGCTCGGTCGCATCGCCAACGACTTCGACCACATCGCGCTCCTGCGCGACTCCGAGAGCCGTCCTCGGGACGCCTTGGCGCGACCACTCGCGGGAGCTCAAGGTGGCGAAGTCGATCTCGTTGAACCGCCGAACGTCGGTCCCCTGGACCGCCAGCGCCAAGATCCGGGCCTGCGGCTCCTGGATCAGACCCGCCCCGTAGAGCTCGGCCAGGTGGTTCCGGAAGCCCGTGGCCTCGGGAGGTAGGGCGGCGACCTCCGGAAGCTCCTCGAGCGGGCGGCCCCGAGCGCGTTCGAAGTCGAACAGGGCCGAGGCGTCGTTCAGGGCAGTGCCGACCGGGTCGAACTCCCCGGGACCACGTCCGGAGTACCATTCGGCCCGCGCCGCCTGGATCGACGGCATCCGGGCCGTCATGTTCCTCGTGTCGAGCGCCGAGTCGAGGCCGAACGACATCACGTCCCAGACGTCCTCACCGAGCGTGGACATTCGGTCGACCATCTCATCCACTACGGCCGTCGGTCGACCGTCGACGATGTTGAAGCCGTCGAACGTGAAGTCGATGTCGGCCAGGAGCTCCGCCTTCGCTTCGGGACTACGGCTCGCACGCACGACGGCCGTCAGGGCATCGTCGGTCGACATCTCGAAGGCATTGGCGAGGTCGTCGATCGCCACTCGGTAGTCCCGGTTCCTTTCCCGGTACAGGCCCGCGAGGTCAGTCATCGTGCGCTCGAACGAGACGCGCCGGTCGGTCATGGCCGGCAAGATCGCGTCGTCGTGGAGCACCTGTGCGATCTCGGTACCGAAGTCGGTCAGTTCGTCTTCGGTCAGGTCCGCGCCGAAGCGTTCTCGGTTCCGCTGAGCGATGTCGAGAACGATCGTGTGGTAGTAGGTCCGGTTGAACGGGGCGATCGACAGGTACCCCGGATCCCCGGCCGCCTCGATCGCAGGCGTTCGCCGACCCCACAGAGGCTTGAAGATCGGGTCGTCGAGGATGTCGATTCCCTGCTCGACCTGCCTGCGCGCGCGAACGATGAGCGGTGGACGGTCCTCCGACAGCTCCCGGCCGGCGTACTTGTCGATCGGCGGGTTCTCGAAGAACGCCATCGCTTCCGACAAGTCGCGCTCCTGGAGCTCCGACAGGGCTTCCGACAGGGCCCGACGGTCGTTCTTGGCTGCCGCCGCCGCCGCGCGCTTCTGGCTCGACAGGACCTTTCCGATCGCGCCGAGCGCGAAGTCGATCCCAAGGCCTTCGCCGACGTTCTTCAAGCGTCCGATCAGTTCGGCGTCGTCCTCGTCCGACGCGAAGAACTCGGCGACGGGGTTCGCCAGACCAGGGATCGACTGGACGAAGTCGGCCAGCCGCTCCTCGTGCCCGTCGAACACGGCGAAGTCGGCCGCCACACCGGCAGCGATCGCTCGCCTCGAGGCCGTCCGCGTGACCGCCAGGGCTCGCCCCGCCGATCCGAGCTTCGACAGGCCGCCGAGCACGGGGCCGAAGCCCGACAACCACTGTACGGCACCTTGGGCGAAGGACCCGAGGCCGGTGTCGGCCCGCCCGAGCGGGTTGGCGGACACGTCCGGGAGTAGGTCGCCGGTCAGCGTGTCGGCGAGACCGTACAGGCCCGAAGCCGCATCTGCGATGCCTCGCGGCACGGCCAGTAGCAAGTCTCGTCCGAGGCTCGGCTCGGGAGCGTACGGGCCCATGCGAGCCTGGTCTCGGCCGGCCGAGGCGAGGAGCTCGGATGTCGTGCGGAACTCAACCATCTTGGGTCTCCCGGAGCAGTCGCTCCTTCTCGAGCGTCGTAACCAGGCGGCCCTGGGCGTCGTAGACCATCTGCCGGTTCGCCGCCGTGTTGGGCAGGCCGAGCCTCTGCATGAGCTGGGCTCCGTCCGGACCGTGCTCGTTCTGCTCGAACCACCGGTCGAGCTGAGTCTTGCTCCGGAACAGGGGCATGACGCCCCACGGGATGTCCAGGCCGTCCAGGTCGATCACGATGGCGGACTTGTCGTCGCGGGAGTCGAACTGCGCTCCGCCACGGGCCGCTTTCAGCGGCATGACGTAGTCGAAGGCGGCGCTGAGACGCGATCCTGGGCGCGTGTAGTCGATCGCCACCCGCCCGGACACGACGTCTTCGACGTCCACCCGGCCGAAGCCATAGGCGTAGAATGCCTGCTGGTACAGGCTTCGAAGCTGGTCCGAGATGGCTCCTTCCGCAGCGCCCTCTTCGCCCCGCTGGACGACCAGGTCGCGGATCTGCGTAGCGATGCGCTCGGCCGGGTTGCTCCGGAACACGAGCCCTCGAGCCGGAACTACCTCGTCGTCGGGTCGGACAGCGATCTCGCTCGCCGGCAGGACGGAATCCTCGGGCCAGAACCGCTGGATGGTCTGCTGGTAGACCTCGCGGACCGGGGCGCGGGTGTCCGTCAGCAAGGCGCTCAACTGGGTCGTCGCGTACTGGCTACCGTCTTGCCCCAGGTCGGCCTGGAGGCGCATCCCGGGATCCATGCTGTCCCGCACCTGTGACTCGAGGACGTTCAGGGCGATGTCGTCCAGGCGGACCTGGAGCTCGGCCACGGTGGGAGGCACGCCGCGCGCCGCGAGCCCTTCGCGGATCTGGAGAACGATGTCCGGCTGATCGCGGGCCGTCTCGAGCATCTGGACCAGGGGCTCGAACTCGCCGTACTTGCCTTGTACGAGGGTCGAGACCGTGCGGTTGACGGCCTCCCGGACTTCCTTCTCGACGGTGTTCTTCCGCTCGTTCAGCTTGGCAGCCACTTGGGCCTTGGCCCCCGGGAAGAACTTGCCGTGCTGCTCGAGCGCCCGCTGGATCCGGTCTTCGTCGAGGGTCGTCAGGGCAGCCTCGAACTCGGCGCGGTGTTCCGTCGCGTCCTGGCGCAGCTGCTCCGCCCGCGCGATCAGGTCGAGAACGGGCTTTCGCGCTTCGAACAAGGCCTGGTCGATCCGGCTCGGCAACGTAGGATCGAGCGGGTCGCTCGATTGGTAGACCGACAGGGCGATGCCTCGGGCTTCGGCTTCGAGCCTCGAGAGCTCGTCTCCAAGCTGCCGTTCGACCTCGAGCGCGGCGCTAGGCGAGACGTTCAGGTCCGTGAAGTCGATCGCCTCCTTCGCTCGAGGGATCAGCCCCTTGTAGGTCGACGAGGCCCGCATCAGCCCCTCGGCCTGCGTCCAGGCGCTCGAGGCCTGGGACAGACGGGCGCGGTCGGCCGAGGACAGGCCCGGCCAGTTACGCACCATCTCGGTTGTCGCTCGACCTTGCTCGACCAGCGACTCGATCTCGGACAGGCGGTCCGGGTCGCTCACGCGCTGCTGCGTCACGCGCGAGCGGGCCTGGTCGAGCATCGTGTTCAGGGCGGCCGAGGCGGCCGACTTGTCGGTGAAGTCTTCGAGCGACGGCAGACGCTCCCCATCCGGCGTTTCTAGCCGGGCTCCTCCGTTGCGGATGTCGTTGGCCAGCGCCCGGGCAGCCGACAGGCCTCCCTGCTCGATGGCCTGATCGAAACGCCACCCGTAGGTCCGGTTGAACTCCTCGGTGGTCTGCTCCCGCTCGAGCCGCAGGCGCTCGTACTCGAGCGTCGGGATCTCCTCGGCGGCGGCCTGGACCGCGTTCCGGGTCTGCATGAAGGTCGCTTGCGTCTCGGCCGACGTGGCGAGCGTTCCACCGCCGGGCAAGGTCCACTCCTCGGCCAAGTCGAGGAGCCGCTGGGCCTCCTCGATCTGCTCCTGGTTGACCTTGTTCATCACGGCCGTTGACCAGGACTGGGCCATGAATGGCCGGGGGCGCAGGCCCGCTTGGTCCGCTTGCTGGTACTTCTCGGCCAAGGCCTGCTCGGCCTGCTTCCGTCCGTTGTCGCCGATGTCGCTCCGGGGCGTGTCCGCGTGGAACTCGAACAGGCCCGTAGCCAGGCCCGAGACCATCGTGTCGACGACCTCTTTCCGCGTGTCCCGCCGGATCTGGCCGACGAGCTGCTTCACCCGAGCGTCCATCGCCGGAAGCACCCGGCGGAGCTCCGTCCCGACTAGCCCGTTCTGGGCGTAGGGCCGGGCCATGATCTCGGCCTTCGTGTCCGACCAGGCCTGGAGGGCGAGGTCGTCGGTCGCCAGAACGTCCGGGCCCTGCTGCTCCGCTGCGGCCTTGAGGGCCGGCTTGAGGTCGGAGAGCATGTCGTTCGCCGCGACCTCGAGCTCCGCCTTCGCCCGCTCCGTCTGGAGCTCGTAGTAGAGCTTCCCGAGCGACGGGAAGGCCGACCGGGGGACGCCGGCGTTGCGCGCCGCCGCCATCATCCGCCTCTCGGCTTCGTCGACCGAGAGGTCGCCCGTACGGACCTGCTCGTCCAGGCCGTCCAGGAGCTCCTGGCTGTTGTTGAAGAACTCCTGGGCCTCCTGGGGGGCCTTGGCCCGTGCGAACGCTACAGCGGCGCGTCCGAGGTTCGTCAAGCCGCTGAGGTCTGCCGCCGTGACCCGGGCCGCGCGAGTGTTCGCGGTCCGGACCGGACCGGAGTCCAGACGGACCTGGCCGACTGACGAGCCGAGGCGGAGGGGGTCGGGGGTGATCGCCATTAGCTACCCGAGGGTCCGTAGAGAGACGCGGCGGACATGGCGGCCGAGCCTCCGATCCCAAGCAGGGACCCGAGGAAGGACGGCTCCGCCTGGAGCTGGGGACGGGCCTGGAGAAGCGCCTGCTGGGCCTCGAGCACGATGGCCGACACGGACGCCACCGCCGCTGCGTCACGCATCTCGGCCGTCCGCTCTACCCCTGCACGGAACGCCCCGGCCTGCCGGCGAAGGTCGCCCTGGGCCTCCCGGACCGTCGTGCCTTCGAGGTTCGAGGCGGCGGCCCGGACCTGGGCCGTCGACAGGCCGGCAGCCAGGTCTTCCTGGAGCCGGGTCAGCGACTCGACCTCCGAAAGCCGCTCGGTCTGCCGTTGGACTGCGACCCGTAGAGCGTTGAACTTGACCTGCTCGTAGGTCTGCTCCGTGGCGATCCGGTAGAGCTCGAGCGCCTGGGCGTTGTACTGCTTCGCGGCCTCTTTGGCCCCGAAGTAGCCGAACAGGCCCGCGCCGGCCTGGAGGCCGATCCCTACGGGTCCAAAAGGGAAGCTCATCTGCGGTACCTGAACACGGGCCGGCCTGCCTCGTCTGAGCGCAACTCGTCCAGCCGAAACCCGAGTCTACGGATCCAGACCTCCGACTTCCGATACCCGAGGGTCGGGAACGTGTAGACGACCGGGTGCATGGACGCGGCGTTCTCCAGGACGTCACGAACCGCGTCGATCTCCGCCGGGGTCAGCCGCACGTCCCGGCCAGCGAACCCCCAGCCGATCGGGCGGTCCGATCGGCAGCCGAACAGGCAGACCCCGCCCCGCTCCGACCGGATCACCACGTTCGCCGGCGACCGCAGTAGGAGGCCCTGTACCCGCATCAAGGCGACCATCTCGGGGTGACGGATGTCCGTCGCTCGGCCCGATAGCTCGCGCAGGTGCTCTGGAGCGACGGTCTTCACGAGCTCCACGAGCAGCGGCATCAGCTGCCCGAGCGACATCTGGTCCCACGGCTGGATCATCGACGGCTCGCTTGGCACAGCCACTCGGCGGACGTCAGGGAGAACGGCAGGGTGCTCGACGACTCGATCGACGCGCGGATCGTCTCCGAGCGGCCCATCGCGCTCGTCTGGATCTTGTCGGTAAGCAGACCTACGTGTCCTGAGACCACGGCGTTCGAGGCGAAGGTCGTCCGGTACTCTGGACGCTTCTCGGGAGCGATCACGATGTCGAAGCCTCCGGCCCGGTCGTACTCGAGCGTGAGGCGCTTGCACTGGAGGAAGCCGCTCGACCGGGGTTGTAGGCCATCGGTCAGGGACTGGATCAGGTCCGAGGGCCGCTGGAGCTCGATCCGGCTCGTGACCCGCCTGCCGACGCTGAAATGGTCCCGTCGGTCGGACCAGTCTCCCCGAAGCGTCAGGACCCGGGTGTCGGGGTTCCACGAGACGATGTCCCCGGACAAGGGGGTCGTTGTGAGCTCGGTTCCGACGGGCTCTGGAGCCGCCCGCTCGTACACCGCCACGATGTCGTCGACCGTCTCGCCGATCGACACCGGCAGCTCGAACTGCGACAAGACCCCGTCGGTCGTGAACAGGACCGACGCATCGGAGCCGAGGAGACGGCAGTCGAGGATCGGCTGGTAGGGGTACGAACGCAGACGGTCGAGGTCGAGCTCCATGCGCTCGAGCCACGTCTTCTCGTACCCCTCGAACACCAGGAACAGCTGGTCGTCGAAGGCCGCCAGGTGGACGGTCCGGTACTTGCTCGGGAACCGCCAGCGGTGCCAGGCGTTCTGGAGCAGCCGAGGACCGCGCCAGCGGTAGTTGCGGCAGTAGATCGTGTTGAACCGGTCGGAGGGCAGCCCTTCGTAGTTGCCCATCCGGTAGAACTGCATCTCCCCGGTCGAGCTCGTCTCGATCTGGAGGACCCGACCAAGCATGTAGGCCTGCGCTTGCTCGGTCACGGGGTAGGGCTCGAACGGCCGGTCGACGTCCACCTGGACGATCTCCATGATGTTCGAGAACCGGCCCTGCACGTAGGGCACGACGATGGAACGCTCCGTGCGCCCAGGCTCGGTGTCCGAGTCGACGTCGAGCTGGAACAGGGTACGCGCCCGGATCGTCTGCGGAGCGAAGGCCCCTGCGGCGTCCAGGACGAAATGGCTCTTGTCCCCGAACAGGAGGACCTGCTGCTGCGTGACCGCGTTGTTCTTGATCGTGCTCGCGGTACGCTCGCCGATGTCTACGTCGATCCGGTCGCCCGCCTTCAACGTCCGAGCGGTCGTCCGGAAGAAGTTGGTCAGGTCTCCTACTTCGCTCGTGATGATCGAGTTGGACGACGTGAAGCCGAGACGGCCGTCGACCAGGAACATCGACTGGATCGTTTCGGGAACGGAGTCGTCGTCCTGAGCGATGAACGAGGGCAGGGCATTCGTGTCGTCCGAGCCGACCAGCCGTTCCTTCCACGTCTCAGGACCCCAGGCGAAGTAGCGACCGAACGGCGTTCCCGTCACGGTACCGACCGCGTCGTCTTGCCGGCGCTCGAGGACGTGGGGCATCGTCTGCCCGTCGATCTCGACCAGGATGTCCGGGGCCGTACGCTCCACCCACTCGCCTGCCACGATCTCGCCCGTCTGAACGAGCGGCGGGAACGGCGGAGGGTCGTCCGGCCCAAGGTCCAGCACCACGTTGGCCACGAACTCGGCGTACCAATCGTCCTCGTCCAGGGCTTCGTCGCCGTCGATCTTGATGAACCACTGGTGCGGGGCGATCTCCGGAAGGTCCGCGATCAGCTTGACCTTCTTGTAGACGAGGCCCGTGACCTGCCCCCCGACGGAGTCGGTGAAGGTCATTTCGCTGACCTCTTGAGGATCCGCGATCATGATTCGGACGATGCCCGAATCGGCGACGACCGTGCCTGCGATGCCCTCGGCTAAGAAGGCCGCCTCGATGTCCGTCGCAAGCTGCTCCGCGATCAGCCCGGACTTCGGCTCGACGACACCGCCGGTCCCGCCGGCGTTGTTGGTCTCGACTACCACGTTGACGGACTCGCCCGACACGAGCGTGAGCTTGAAGATGTACTCCGTCTGGAACGAACCCTGCTTGACCCACAGGATCGCGCTCTCTTCCGGGAAAGTCAGGAAGTTGTAGCCCGAAGACGTCTTCGACGTCATACGAGGGACTACACCCTGGTTCAGGACGTACATCCTGTTTCCGGCCTGGATCGTCCGGAGGTTCGTCAGGACGAAGTAGGGGACGAACGACGCTTGGCCGGAGAGCACGTGCGCACCCCAGACCAGCATCTCGGCTCGTCCCGTGTCGCCCGCACCGTCTTTCAGGACGACCCCCATACGGACGCCGCTGCCCGAGGCTCCGGGGAGCTTGTCGACGTAGCTGCTGGAGTCCAGCACGAGCCACGGCCGGAACCACCCGTCGGGACCTTCTTCGACCCCGAAGTCCAGCACCATAGCTTGTGCTTCGGCGTCCGTAATGACCGACGTGTCGTTCGACTTGATCGACGCGGCGGCGAGGTCGAAACCTAGTCCAGGCAGGGTCGGGTCCGTGTCGGTCCGTGGGATCGAGACCCCGACCACTCCGCTCGAGCTGCCTAGCAGGCCGAAGCCGCAGACCAAGGTCCCAGGGTTGCGGTCGTTCGACGACTCCTCGCTCTTACGGAGCCACACGGCCCCGAACAGGACCTCCTGGGCCCCGTAGGTACTGGCTCCGGTCGCGGAGAACCAGCCGCTTGCGTTGGTCTCGATCGCGGAGATAGCAGCGAAGCCCGAGCTTGCTTGGTCCGGAAGGCTCGAAGCCGTCAGCGTCGAGAAGTCGACGACCTGGGCCGTTTCCGCTAGTGGGCCCGTAGCCCAGTTGTTCGCCGAACTGTTCGGAGGAATGGTGTAGGGCGGCGTCCCGAACGACTTGAACTCGGGGTTGCTGTTCTCGTTGTTCGTTCGCGCCGACAGGTAGGTCAGGTCGATGGTCGACGTGTCGTCGAGCCCGTAGACGGGGATCGGCAGCCCGTTCGTGTCGAATACCTGGATGTCCGCCGCTGAGAGGCGGATCAAGTACCGGTCGCCGTCTCCACGATCGAAGGACGTCCACTTGGCCTGCGTGTTGGGCGACAGCTCGAGGTCCGCTACGAAGCTGGTGCCCGGCCGGCGGGTCGCTCCGTAGAGCAAGGACGGGACCATGTTGTCCATCGCCCGGACAGTTCCGGGCTGGGCCTTGGCCGGGCTCTGCTGGCTGACTCCGAGCTCGAAGCCCGGAACCGACACGGTACGGACGGTCAACGGTAGCCCCTCCACCAGGCAGGCTGCCCGTAGCTGCGCCTCGACTGGAGCGTGTTCAGCATCGTTCGACGCTCGTACCGCACGTGTTCGGCCTGGAGCGTCGCCATCGACTCGCGCATCCGCTCGATGAGGAACTGGACCAGCGTGTCCGTGCCGAAGCCTGCTTTCTGCACCTCGGTCGCTGCTCGAGCGACCACGTAGTCTCGGTGCGCCTGGGGCGTCGAGTCCCACGGGAGCAGCCGGACGACGTCGAGCTTGACGGCCGACTTGAACACGTCGGTCGCCTGGTCCTTCGGAGAGTAGAGCTTGTTGCCCCGAAGGTGGACCCCCTCCGACAGGAGGATGGGGTCGTTGACCCGCACCGAAAGGGCATCGTCCCCGAGAACGATCTCGTCGCCCACGGGGTCGATGCTTTCGGCGCGGGTTCTGTTGTACCACCAGCCCCTCGACTGCGTTTGCCGGTCGGCCTCGTCGATCGCAGTGACGACGGTCTCCACGATCTGAGGCACGTCGCCGGACGTCGAAGCGACCGGACTCTCTCCGAGCATGTTGAGGACCGCGTTGACGGCCTCGAGTTCGGTCGACTTGGTCGTGAAGGGCATGGTGGCATCCGATCAGGCGTTGTCGTACAGCACGCCGCAGGCCTCGGGCCGGAGGGTCTGGATGCCCGCCGTCCACGCCGCGACGTTGATGTCCGCCCGGTACAGGCGCTCGTAGGCCGAGTCGAACGAGATGCCGGTCTCGCCGATGGTCGCCGTTCCGAGCGCGGTCGAGTGCGCGAACACGGCGCGCAGGCCGGTGAAGTTGCCCGTGTAGTCGTTCTCCGACACGACCCCACCCGCGCCCTGGTAGAGCTCGGCCGAGATGTTCGTCGTCGGGATGTTGGTCGACTCGAGCATGATCCAGCCGGCGTACATCTTCGCCATCCCGGCCGACAGGCTGCCGTTCGGCTGGAGAGCGTGCAGGTCGACGTCCAGGAGCAGACGGGCCGAGCTCTCGTCGGTCATGACCGACTCGAGCAGCTCGGGGTCCATGATCCAGTAGCGCGACCCCATCGTCGCCGGCACGTGCTTCCGCTGGAACTTCGTCCGCATCTGCCACGCCGCCGTGAGGATGTCCTTGCCGGTCGGCGCCGCCCCGAGCTCGATGCCCGACCCCGTACCGGTGTCGGTCAGGTTGCCCGGGTTCTCGGTGAACGCCGTGCCGTTCCAGGTGCCCGCCCCCTGGGCGATCTTGATGAACCGCTGCCAGTCGGCGGCCCGGGCGAGCTCGGCCACGTGCTCGGCGATGATCGCCGGGCGGTAGTCGACCTGCTCCATGAGCTGATCGAGCAGGTCGTGCGTCGAGGTCGACAGGATGGGCCGGTCGATCTTGACGATCACCTCGGTCCGGGGGATCTGCTGGTTGTACGTGTTCGCGTTGCCCAGCTGGGTCGCCTGGAGGGCGATGTTGTCCCCTGCGGCGTGACGGACGGCCGACGTGCGCCCCATGACGGGGAACTGCGCGGCCTTGGCTCCGGGCACGGCGGCCCGGGTCATGAACAGGCCCTCGGTCACGGTGTCCCGATCGAACGCGCGGATGAGCTCCGCCGCCACGGTCAGGAACAGGTCGAGGGTGTCGCTTGCGCCGCCACCATCGGGCAGGCCCAAGCGATCGAGAAGCGTGGCCATGTTGGACCACTCCTTTCGGTCGGTAGGTCAGTCCCGAGTACGGCCTGCTACCGATCGCCCGTCCGGTCGCTCGCGCGACAGGTCCGTTCGTCTGTAGTGCCGGGTTTCCCAGGCTCGCCCACCAGACCCCATGCCGGGCGGGCGGATCTCGGCCGTCAGGCCGGGGTGTTCTTCTGGCGAGCGACCTCCGCAGCGGCGACCTTCCGGCCCGTCCGCGCGGCGACCCCTGCGCCGGCCGCTCCGCCGCCCAGAAGGGCGCTCGCGGCCAGGGCGATCCAGTCCTCGAGGACCATCGACTGATCCCGTTCGGCGGCGTCCTTGATCGAGGTGACGGCACGCCGGAGCTCGGCGGCGGTCAGGTCGAGCGTGTCGAGCAACAGCTCCTCGTAGTCCTCGGCCGTCAGGTGCCCCTCCTGGTAGGCCCGGGAGAGCTCGGCGATCGCCGACCGCTGCTGGTCGAGAGCTTCCGCCGTCGACCGAAGCGAGTCCGTGATCGCGGCGTACGTCGCGCAGCCCGTCAGGACGAGGAGCGAGAGAAGGGCGAGCACGCGTCCCATTAGAACGCCCCGTGCTTGCGGTACGAATCGAGCATCCGGGCGTTCACGTCCCGCTGGTAGCGGTCGTCCGTGTCGTAGCGGTCCGACCGGAGCAGCGCCCGGGTCCCCCGCACCTTCGACTGCGCCATCGTCGGCTCGGACGGCTGGCCCGTGGCCGTACCGCGACCGCCCCCGACTTCCCGGCCCTCGCCGGCCGCCGCGTCGTAGGCCTGGGCGAGCTCGCGCATCGCCAGGAGCTTCACGGCCTTGTCGCCCGTCTGGACTAGGCGGCCAAGGTCGGCCTTCCGGGCCGCCGACAGGACCGACTCGGGGGCGTTGCGGGCCCACTCGAAGATCGTCTTCGCCCGCTCCTGCCCGCCGACCTCCTGGTAGACGGCGCGCAGCTCCTCGCTCCGCTTGTACTTCAGGGCGTCGAGGGCCATCCGCACCTTCGCCGGCGAGTCCCCGTGGCGCTGGGCGATCTCGCTGATCGCCTGGTCCGGCAGGTCGCCCCGCTGGGCGAACTGGTCGAAGTAGCCTCCGAGGTACGCCTCGGGGTCCGTCTCGGGCCCTGCGGGTTTGGGCTCGACGCTCGAGCTGGTCGTCACCGGGGCCGGGATGTCGTCGGTCTCGTCGTGTTCGTTCATGGTCTAGTTCACTGCTGGGCCCGTGCTTGGATCTGGGCCCGGGCTGCCTCGGGAAGGATCTCGCGCCGCATCTGAGCCTGCTCGGCCTGCTGGCGCATCTCCTGGATCTCGCGCTCGGACCGGACGAGAGTCGTCTCGTCGATCCCGTGCGCACGGAAGACTTCGACCGCGATGTTGCGCAGCTGGAGGATCGGGAGCAGCTGAGGCATCAGCCCGAGCTCCGCGAACGTCCCGATCGCTGAGCGCAGCCGCTGGGCCGACTGCGACCCGGACAGCGCATCCATCCCCGTGATGATCTCGAGCTTGACCGTTTCGCGGTCGACCAGCCGCTCCGGGAACCGACCCTCCTTCACCAGGGCCCGCACCGCGTACTCCGCGATGTCCCGCTGCGTGTCGCTCAATCCCGCGTACAGGCTCGACTGGGCCCGGTCGAGGGCCTGGGCGAGCTCCAGGATCTCGGTCGCCGTGACGCGCTCGCCGGCCCGACGCAGGGCGAAGTCGGACAGGAAGAACCGCTCGAGCCGTTGCTCCGCCTGGGCCAACACTCCGCCGGCGAACGACAGGTCAGGCAGGTGCTCCCGGGCCGAGAACACGAAGAGGTCGTCCGGGTCGCCGACGAAGAAGCCACCGAGGGGCGTCTCCTCGAGGTCTTCGATCCGCGTCCGACTGCCCGGCCGGACGCCGAACCGCGTCTCGGCGGCGATCCCGCTCGCGGCGACGACGTCCTCGGTCAGGCCCGAGACAGTCTTCAAGTCCCCCAGGATCAGCTCGGCCGGGGCTCGGCCGTAGAGCTCGTCCTCGATGTCTTCGACCGTGACGGGAATGAGCGGGAAGGGGTCGTTGCCGTCGTAGACGGTCCGCGACTTGGGGATCACTTCCGACTCGGTCCGAGGCTCGTCCCAGTAGGTCATGTCGACCTGGTCCGAACTGCCGATCGGAGCGAGATGCTGGTCGATCTCCCACTCGCCGTCGCCCTGGTAGCGGGCCCAGTGGAACAGGTGGAGACGGACCGGGTCGTAATCGTCCGTCTTCGACTGGCACAGCTTGTCGGCCAGCCGTTTCGCTGCCGGCGACTTGAGCGTCCGGCGGTCGACCAGGTCGACCGTGATGAACTCGAGGTACTGCCGCCTGGCGTCCCGGTCCCAGACGAAACTCGACAGGCCCCGCACGCGCGGCTTGTCGCCCATCCAGTCGATCAGCGCCGAGCCGGCGACCGCCACGTGCTGAACCAGCGTCGGGAACGACCGCCGGATGTTCGCCCGCTCGATGAACTCCTGGATCTCGAGCTCGGCGTCCTTGAGGGCCAGGAGCAGCTGAGCCCGGACCCTCTCGTCGTCCTGGGCCTCCGCCGGCAGGACGATCGACAGCTGATGGAAGGGCTGCCCGGCCGGCAGGATCCCCGCCGTCACCTTGCCGCTCATCTCGACCAGGCCCCGCGCGCCCGTACTGTTCCAGTCGCCCGTCAGGACGCGCTCGGAAGTCGTCCCCGGCTCGGGGTACAGGTACGGCAGGGTGAGCCGGCTGATCTTCCGCGCGGTGTCGAGGTACTGCCGACGAGGCCGTGCGAGCTCGTGCATCCTCGCCGCGCACGTCTGCTCGGGGGTCATAGGCTGAGGTTCAACGGTTCGACGAGCGGGTCGAGAAGATCACCGACCGACATCGACGACTTCTTCCGGATCCGAGGATCGGCGGCATAGCGGGACAGGACACGGTCCGCAGAACCTGCGCCGAAACCTTCCGCACCGGGGTCGAACACCGAAGGGACCGGAGCCTCTTTCGGCTTGTCGCCGAACAGCATCGCCGTCTCGGTGGCGGCGTCCTCGAAGGGGTCGAACGGGTCGTCCTGGAAGGTCATCAGGTTGAAGGCCACCTCGAACGGGGCCTGGACCCAGTCGTCCAGCGGACCCAAGGCATCGTCGAGCGGTTCGAGGACGTAGTCCTGGAACGCATCGCCCACGTCCTCGAAGAAGTCGTCGACGCACATCGTCAGCCCCCCTTCCGGGCCGGCAGCCCATCTTCGATCCAGCGGCGGATGAGCTCGATCAGCTCGAGTCGAGCCGCTTGCACGTACGCCGCTCGGTCGACCGCCGTGGGACCGCCGATCTGGTGGAGCTGGGCCAGTGTCGGCGCGCTCGCCGACACGTGCTCCTCGAGCGCGTCGAGCAACGGCACGAGCTCCGGCCGGGCCGTTCGGGCCAACGGCCGGTGGTCCGCGTGCGTCAGGCGGAGGGCGCGGCCGTGGGGACCGTCTCCGCGTTGGACTCGGGATCGTGAAGATCGTTCGGCGGCTGCCACAGGTGTACCGAAGCTCCTTCGGGGTCGTACTCCCCTGGCCGAAGGATACGCGCCAGCCGGGCCTGCACAAGGGCGTCCTCTTCCGTCAAGCCCTGCTTGCGGTACAGGAGCACGATCCGCTCCCACCCAGGACGTCCAGTCCCAAACTTGGACACCTCCTTCTCGGCCCCCGTAGCTCCCACCCTGGGGCAGCCGGGGTACCCATCGGTCGAGTCACCCGCGAGGATCTGCCGGTAGAAGGCCTCGTCCGCCGCCGCCTCCGACACGTTCAGGAGCACGTCGTTCCGGAGGAGCCAGCCCGGGACGGTCAGCAGGTCCTTGTCCTTCGAGACCCGTACCTGGCGTTCGAGCGGGAAGTCCGGCACGCCGAGGCCGAGCACGTCGTCGGCCTCGAGCCCCGGCAGCTCCCGGGTCCAGTACAGCATCCGGAGGTAGTCCCGCACGTGGTGGAAGCCCGCAGGTTTGCGGTCCCGTCGGTTGGCCTTGTACCCCGGGAACAAGGTCCGCCGGTACCCCTCGTCGGAGGGGCACGAGAACGCCAGGCACGCCCGGTCGGCACCCGCCAGGTCCAGGATGCGGTGGATCTCCTCCACGATCTGCCCGACGACCTCCCGGACAGGGGTATGTAGGAAGACCTGCCCGTCGTGCTCCAGGTCGGCCTGGCAGCCGGCGGTGTAGGTGTGCACGAGCTCGTCAGCCTCGATCAGGGCGACGTCGAACCTCCGGTTCCGCATTAGTGAGTCTCGCTCCACGAGGTCCCGACCTTGACCTCGCCGTTCAGGTGAACCGGCAGACGGAGCAGACGCTCCGCGCGCCGTAGGGCGACGAAGAACGAAGTCTCGAGCGTAGGTACGTGGTCGGGGTCGACCTCGCTCTGAGCCTCGTCGTGCGTGTGGAGCACCAGGTCCCAGTCTCGTCCGCGCAGGCTACCCCGCCGCTCCGCCTCGGCCACGAAGAACACCGTGATCGCCTTCACGACGATCGCCCCCCACGACTGGTTCTTCGTGTTCAGGGCCGCGTTGTCCTTCCGGATCCGCACGGGCCGGCCGTCGACTGCCGTCAGGTAGCCTCGCATCGCCTCCTGCTTGAGGTGGGCGATCAGGTTGGCGACGCCCGGGATGCCCTTCTCGAGCCGCTGGCGGAAGACCTCGCCACGCAGGCCGTAGCATCCCCAGTACCACGGGGCCTCGACCGTCCGGCCCTTCTTCCGGAACCGCTCGACGTAGGCCCTCTGGTGGGCCCGGTACTTCCGAAACTCCTTCCGTGCGATCGAAAGGCACGCGTCCTTTGGCGGGAGCGGCACGTGCGATCCGAGCGTGGCATCGCCACACCCGTACAGCCAGGCGTAGACCATCGTCTTCGCAGTGTCGCGGACGAGCTTCTTGGCCTCGCTCTCGGCGACCCCTGAACGGAGGAGCGACGGTAGCCACCAGTCGACCAGCCCGAGCGCCGTGGCCGTCAGCCAGTGGAGGTCGTGGTCGGAGTAGGTCTCCCCCTCGTTCTGGACGAGCTCGAGGAACCGGCCGTCATCGTACGGCTGGAGTAGGCAGCCGAGGCCGACCAGCTCCAGGCGCGCGATGTCCCAGCCGAGCAGCTGCCACCCGGGCTTCGACACGAACCCCTGACGGATCTGTCGACCACGCTCCCCCCGACGCCAAATGTTCCCGACGTTCGGCGTGTAGTGCGAGCAGCGGTGCGTGACCGTACCGTTGTGGTCGATCGTCGACCGCAACCGCCCGTCCGGACTCACGACATCCAGGTAGCCTTGGCCGGAGTGGGAGTGTAGGTACGCGACTGCCTTGCTGACCTCGCGGTAGTTGGCGAACTCCGACGCCTCGGGCCACGGCAGGCCGCGTAGCACCCGGGCTTCGGTCAGAGGGTTGCCCGCATCCGTGAACTCGACGGGCTTCCATTCGTACTTCTTGGTCAGGTAGTCGACGATGTGGTTCGCGCTGTTCGGGTTGAACTCGACCTTCTCGACCTCGAAGGGTCCGGGCTTCAACAGGCCTCGTTCGGCCCGGGGCGCCCGCCCCTTCGTGGGGTAGCGGTGCCCGTACGGCCCGGTCCAGTAGGCCCGCTTGCTCGTCTGCCGCTCGAACGGCGGTACCCCCCGAGTCAGCTTGTCGTACAGGCCTGCCTGCTCAGCCTCGAGCTCGATCAACAGCTTCTCGAGGTATGGCACGTCGAGCTGGACGCCGATCCGGTTCCGCCGCTCGAGGATCTGAGCGAACCGCGACTCGAGGCCTCGAGCGAGCGGGTTGTTGGCGATGCCCGGAGCGTGCTGCTGGAGCCAGCGCCACACCTCTCGAAGGGTCCGCGTGTCCTGCTCGCAGTAGTCGAGCATCGCGGGGTCCCAACGAGTCCAGTCGGTCGGTTGGAGCTCTAGGGCCTTCTCGGCCCCGACCCGCACGCCCCAGGCGGCCAGGCTATGCCGCTCGTGACGGACCTTGTCGGGGTAGTGGACCTCGACCTTCGGAGCATCGGGCCATGCGGCCTTGCACAGCACGCGCACGTCGACCGCGCCTCCCGCCCGGTAGTCCGGGTCCTTCGACGCGAGCACCCGCTCGTCGTAGGCGAAGCCGTTGAAGGCGGCCCGAGGCTTCCCCCGGACCGCCGCGTAGAACGCCTCGAGCTCGTGGGACCGGTAGCGAACGACCTCGTCGGTAGTCAGGTCGATCGTGACGGCACACCAGACGCGCATGTCCGGGCGCACGTCGAGTCCGTCGGCCTCGAGGTCGTACAAGATCATCGGTTGTCGCCGAGCCGGATGAATCCGAAATGCGTGTTCGTACCCACCGAGTAGGCCGCCCCCGAGGCTGACGCGTGTCGGAGGGTCGAGGCCTCGAACTCATCGTTGAGGGCGCACTCGATCACCCGGATGAACCGGCTCGACGAGATGGGGGCCAGGCCGCCCGCGACCAGCGACTCCGCGCCGCCCAGGTAGGCCACGGCCGGCGTGGGCACGACCTTCGAGATACGCAGGGACAGGCCCACGTAGGGGTCGAGCGACTGGTAGCTGAGACCCCCGTGAATCAAGTACGTGCCGGCCCGATCGCACCTGAACCGCCCGGACCCGAGCAGCGTGAACGTGTTTGTGTCCTGGTGCGACGTGATCGTGAACGGCATGACCGTCGGGTTGGTCGCGTTGATGTTCGGACCGGGCGCCACCCGGAACAAGGCGTACGGGTTGGCCTTCTGGAGCTCCGCGATGTCCGACTGGATCGACAGCACGTCGGACTGGAGCGTCGACACGTCGGACTGGAGCGTCGACACGTCGGACTGGAGCGTCGACACGTCGGACTGGA